CCATGAGGTGCAATCCGGGCCAGTCGCTCTGGTCAGCGAGCGAGAGCCGATCTTCAAAAGACAGTCCGGGGGCGCGAACGGCAATCCACCCTTTCCACTCTTTCTGGCAAGCCGGGTGTGCCGCCACAGCTTGCCAGGTCGGCGCGCCGTTCGGGAAGTAGCGAGCGAACGCAGTCTGAGCCTCTTCGCAGGCGCGGAGGTCGCGGAGCACTTGGAGAGTGATCATGGTTTGGACTCCTTCTCCATGCAGGCCAGCGCCTCAATGGCGTCTAGGCTCGAAGCATAGGGCCCCCGCTCCGCCTGCATGCCCGGCCTTGGCTCGATGACGATCCACCACGACCAGCCGGCGCCGGCGCCGGCCGGACCGACAAGCCTAAGTGAACGACGGCCTCTGTCGGTCGGAGGGAGGGCAATTGTAATTGAGTGTGACATCGTGATCTCCTACCAAACGAGGCAAATGAAGGCGAGGATGCCCCAAACGCAGAACGCGATCCCGGGGATAGTGACCAGCAGAGCGAGGGCGAGGTGGGCAGGAAACGGCACGTCCAGGTCGTCTGGGATCCATACCCCCGCCTGTCGCGCGTAGATCATATTGCACACCGTAGAAAGGTGCCAAACCCCCGCGAAGATCCCAAGGATGAAGAACCAAACCATGATAATGGCCTCTATCAACACCATATCAGATCTCCTCAGTAGGAAAGGGCGACGGTCGAAGGAGGAGCCGTTGGTGTTCATCGGGGTTCAACACCTTGAGCGCCTTTTTGAAGCATACGTCGTATCCCGCGACGTAGCCGCGGTCGAATCCCGCGTCGTAGCCGCGGTCGAATCCTTCGTCCCACCCCAGGGTTCCTTCTTCTCCTGGGCGGCGGCATAGCCCGTGTCATAGCCCGCATAGAAGACATCGTCGCGTTGGCGAGCGGAGACATCTAGATCAATCTCCCGCAAGACTGCCTCCAGCAGGTCACGCGTTGATCCTCCGGGGAGGCAGAGCGTACCGACGCGCTCTCCGTCGAGGAAAAGCTCGTCGCCAATGAGAACGAGAGGCCTTGCCATTTATCCAATCCTCCAGCAGCGATACCCGGTCCGCGGGTATCCAAACTCGTCCTCACCCGTCCAGCGACGGACGGAAAACCGCATGCCGTGCCGTGGGCCGAACATCGCCGCAGCCGTGGCAACACGGGCGCGATCCTCCGTCGCCACGAAGAAGGAATCGCCTATCGCCATGTTTCCGAACCCGTACTTGGCGGGGACCCGCCGCGGCGGAAACGGCACCGGCACTTTCATCGCATCATCTCCCCCGATGAGAGAACAAACAAGGAATTTCCGGACCAAGAGGTCGGGGGAAAGCCCCCAGTTTGGGGCCACGGCCGTATTTGTGGCAGAAAGAAGGCAGGGTTGGAGGGCATTGGTCGATCCTATCTTTGCGTTTGACGCACAACCTTGTGCGTCTGGTGCAGCCGATCCTTTTCAGGGAGCGACTGAATATGAAGTAGCATGTGAACAGTGAAGTTGCAACGAGTAAATATTCCTTTTTTGGAGGCGGGGCTGTATCAAAACGCAAAAAGGATGAGAAGTCCCTCAAATTGCTCACTATTTCTGGCAGGGAGGGAAATTGAGTGTATGCGTATCAGTAAGCATAAAAAATCGTGATACACACAAAATCAGCGTGTTAGTTCTCCGTATCACGCCGTATCACGCCGTATCATTTTTCATGATACGGACTTGCAAAAAATGATACAAACAAAATCAAAGGGTTAGAAAGGCTTGACGATAGCGGAGTACCGTCTGTTTCAGCGTATCACGATTTTTGGAGAAGAGACAGTTACATAAAATCAGGGAGGGGGGAGGGGGAGAGATATTCACTGGACACCAAATTGCACATGGGTGTCTATTGATTCTGGCTGTTACACTGATACGGCATGACTATTCTATATATGTTCTTATAAAAATATTATTATTATACAAGGATTTATGCCGTTACCAGCCGCCGGCGTACCGTAGCAGTTCTTTTTGATACGGACCATTACGCGTGATACGGACTATTTTCCTCTCACTGTGCCGTGGGTAGGGCTGGCCTGGTAGGGGCTTGCCCGCCGCTGCGGATTGGGATAGGGTGTGGCCTATGGCCAAACTTCGCACCAAGGCTTTGTTGCCCGTTAATGGGAATGGTGATCCCCTCACCGAGCGGGAACAGCGTTTTGCGCATCTTATTGCCGAAACCGGGTGCCGGTTCATCGAAGCGGTGCGGGCGGTCGTCCCTCCGGAAGAGTTGGAGGGGCTGACGGACCACGATGTTGTGTTGCTAAGCACCCGGATGCGGCGACGGACGGCGGACTACCTCGACCAGATTGTTAATGTTGCCGCCGAGAAAGCCAGCATGGGGCGGTTTACGCTGCTTGAAATGGCCAAAGCCGATCGCGATCTCGCGTATCAGACTCTTAATCCGAGTGCCGCCGTCGCGGCGACGAAGCTTATGGCGCAATTGGCGGGTGTCGATGTGCGGGAGCATGTCGGCTCCGGGAGCGACTACGATCCTGTTGCCTTGCTAGGGGCGGTTGAGCGGATCGTGCGGGCGCGGGTAGGCGGAGATGCTATTGATGTGATCTCGGGTGGCGAATTCCTGGCAGAAAGCCCCGCCGGTGACGTGGGCGGGGCTGAGTCTAGGTAGGCGGCTAGGGTAGTAGCCTGGCAGGAAGAGGGCTACTGAGCGCTGATCCTAGTAGGTTTGTTGGGTAGCTCCCTCCGGGAGCGGTGCGTAACCCCTTAAGCGGGTAACGGGTTACGCTGAATTCTGACAAAAGTCTTCAATCTTCATTGGTGTTGTGCCGCTAGTTTTCCGCCTGCCAAGCTTCCTCGTCTTCGCGCGCTTTTTCTGCGTAGCTCTCCGCGAGGTTGTCAGCGGCGAAGGCCGCCTCTCTCGCGGATTCATAAGTCTCCCCGACTTCCATGATGATGGCGTCGTCACGGTCGGGATCGGTGATTGCCGCGACGAATCGCGGGTAGCCCTTGCGGGCAGGCAATTGGAACACGATGCCGCAGGTTGTTCCGTCCTGTCGAATATCCACGTACCAGCCCCGATGCCGTAGGTGCGGAAGGATACTGTCTGCCAAACCTACGGTGCGGAGGCCGAGGGCTTCTGGATCCTCGACCCAGCGAACGGTGTACCCGCCAACGCGAAAAGGAGCGCCCGCCTGCGGGTGCCGGTCCTTCTTCCAGTTGTGTTTGAACATTGGAGTGACTCCCTTCGTTATTGCGGAGCATTCTTAGGGTAATCATGCGGAGGAAGCTGCATAGCGTTCGTTGATCCAGCTGCGCCAGTAGTCGGGCCGGTCGCTCTGGTCAGCGATCGCCAAACGCTCTTCGATAGACAGCCCGACGGTGTGTACGGCAACCATGCACTTCCAGTCTGGATTGTCGCTTTGATCAACGAGCGCCAAACGCTCTTCAAGCACCAGCCCGGGGGCGTGAATGGCAACCAGCCAGCGCAACTCCCGATCATAGCTCTGACTGGCGAGCGAGAGCCGCTCTTCGAGCGACAGTCCGGGGGCGCGGATGGCGATCCACCAGCGCCAGTAGTCAGGCTCGTTGCTTTGATCAGCGAGCGAGAGCCGCTCTTCAAGCGCCAGCCCGGGGGCGTGGGTCGCAATCCACCATTTCCAGGGGCGACGGCAATCCGGGTGCGCGGACACCGCTTGCCAATTCGCCGCGCCGTTCGGGAAGGCAGCAGTGAAAGCCCGCCGAGCCTCCGCGCATGCGTCCAGGCTGATGAGAGTTTCGAGTGTGATTAACATGGCTTCGGCCTTTCTGGTGCGTTGCAGTAATGAGACGATATTCATAGTTGGAGGGGCGGCGGGCGGCGGCCAGGTCAGCAGGTTTCCTCGCGACCGTCTGCCCAGTCAGTTTTGGCGTCTTCAAGAGCCTCTTCCAGAGTTCCTGCGACACCGAAGTAACATGTCTTGTCAGAGGGATGGAGGTACACACCGCGAACCCCCTTAGGATGTACGGAGATGGATATGCTCTCCACCTCCAGCTCTGCCGCCAAGTTTTCCAGCAGTTCGTCGATTATGTCTGTAGACCTTAATCCAGACCGCTTCATATATTTGGTCAGCTTGGTCATGGCTTGAACTCCCTTGGTTTGTGTTGATGACTTCAATGTATCGTCTCGATAGGGGATAATCTACGAGAAGATATTCCTCACTACAGGCCGGCCGCCCCCGCCAGGCAGTTGACGAAGGCAACATGCAAATCGCCAAGGAACAGGCCCCGCAGGGGCGCCTCGAATGAGGTCTCGACGAACGAGACCGCCCAAGCGAAATACTCGGCGGCTCCTTCAAATGGCCGGGTGAAGTGAGTTGTTCCGTCATCCTGGGCCGAGACTCGGAGATTTGATTGTGCGGCGGTCTCGAGGATTGTGAGGCAAACCTTGAACATTGGAGGAACTCCCTTCGTTGTTAGTATAAGTAATGTAATGCCCCGATTGGGGATAGTCAATGAGAAGATATTCATAGTTGGAGGGGGCGGCGGACGGTTGCCAGGTCCGCAGCCTTCCTCGCGTCCTTCTGCCAAGACGGGTTTGGCGTCTTCAAGCGCTTTTGCTACGGGCCATGAGATACCGGAGTAGTCTTATTTGTCAGATGGAGGGGGGGCACCCAAGTAGGGGGAGGGTGGGCGGTGGTGGTACCCTCACCTAAACCCCCTCGCCCCCGACCGGCTACGTGTCCAGTAGCTAAGCCCTAGAAATCCGCCCTACCTCCAACCCTCTGGGTGTCCAGTAGCTAAGTCCTAAAAATCCTCCCCACCTCCAACCCCCCGAGTGTCCAGTAGCTAAGCCCGGCTCCCCCGCGCTCTTGTAAACGCCCCAATCCCGTGTTATCTTGCTAGTGTTGGATGGCTCCTCCTGTTCGGGGGCTCCTTTCTCCTCGGAGCCCCCTCTTTTTTGAAAAAGTTGTGCCGTGGCAGAGCCAAAACGCCCGAAGATCCACGAAGATGTCGTGCAGATGCTGGTTAGGTGGCGGGATGACCCCGTTGCCTTTGTTGATGAAGCGTTTTCCGTCGAATTGCCGCTCGAAACGTGGCAAAAAGAAGAGCTTGAGGCTCTCGCTCATGAAGATCGGATCGCCATTCGGTCTGGTCACGGGGTTGGTAAGACCTTTTTCTTGGCAATTAGCATTCTTTGGTTTGCTTTAACCCGATATCCGTACAAGATTCCGTGTACAGCCCCCTCGGCGTCCAATCTGGAGTCGGCTCTGTGGCCGGAAGTAAGCAAAAGGAAGCAAGAACTGCATCCTTTTCTCGGGCGAATGCTGGAATTAACGTCTTCTCGGCTGACGTTGAAGTCTTCCAACGGGACATCGTTTGCCGAGGCACGGACCTCGCGCAAGGAACAGCCGGAGGCCTTGCAGGGGTTCCACGAAGACAACCTACTGTTCATCGTTGACGAGGCTTCAGGCGTCGATGACACCATCTTCGAGGTAGGATCGGGTTCCTTGTCCTCCCCCGGGGCAAAGATGGTCCTGACGGGGAATCCGACCCGCACATCTGGGTATTTTTACAACGCTTTCCACCCCCGGCCAGGGGAGCGCAAGTGGCGGACCCGAAGAGTTTCCTGCTACGAGAGCACGCGGGTCGATCCAACCTGGATCGCGGAGATGGCGTCCCGATACGGGGTCGAGAGTCGCGAATTTCGGGTTCGTGTTCTGGGTGAGTTCCCCGAGACGGATTCGGATTCCTTCATTCCTCCGGGGCTCATCGTAGAGGCTCAGGCCCGACGCAAGCTTATTGAATTGCCCACCCAAGGTAATATCATCTGGGGGATTGATGTTGGCTGGCAGGGGGATCGCTCGGCCCTGGCCAAACGGATGGGGACGCATCTTCTGGAACCCGTGATGTGGTGGTCACAGCTCGACCCGATGCAGACAACGGGCAAAATCGTGCATCACTATGAGTCACAACCCGAGCACGCGAAGCCCTGCGAGATTGTGATCGACGTCCTGAACATGGGTGCCGGTGTCTATGCCCGGTTGAAAGAAGAGCTGCCGGAAGTCCCGATCACACCGTTGAATGTCAGTAGCAATGCTCAGGACAAAGAACGCTTCACCTATTTACGGCAGGAATTGTGGGACAAGGTGCGGGAATGGTTCTTCCGGTCGGACGTCACCTTGCCGGAGGACGAGAATCTGGTTAATGAGTTGATGGCCCTGGATGGCAAGTTTCATTCATCTGGACGATTTTATGTCGTCAGCAAAGAGGCAACCCGCTCGAAACTCAAGGGCGCCAGCCCCGACATCATCGACGCCTTCATGCACACGTTTGCCGCCTCCAGTCGCTGGGATCGGGTCTTGCGGCCCTCCAACTTCGCGATGCGAGGGCTGGCCCTTCAAACGGATCGAGCTTATAATCCCCTAGCGTGGTGACCATGCGAGCACTGGTTCTCTTCGAAGGCAAGTCCAACTACCTCAAGCCTCATAGGCTGGGGTGGCTGTTGGATCGAGACTTCCAGCACTGTGCCGCGGTTGTACAGTACAGGCCTGAGGCACCGTGGTTCCATGTGGACACGGTTGACCATCGGCCCCATATTCGGCTGATAGCAATGGCAGAGGAGAACCCGAAGCAGTTCTATCGCGACCTGGGCTTTTGTGTGCTGGAGACGCGCCCCAGAAAACCGATGGTCCGGCTGCCGTTCGCATATGCCAATTGCGTTGGGCTTACAAAAGCTGTATTGGGGATCGGTCGGCCGTGGATCGTGACCCCGCGGCAATTGTATAATTACCTTCGGAGGCATCCGAGATGAGGATTGACTTCTCCCTTCCGGGCGGCAGTTTGTTCAAAACGCCGGAAGCGCCACCACCGCCCATTGACCGGGCGGCCATCGTTGCGGAGACTGCCAAGGAGCGGGCACGACAACTGCGCCAGCGGCGTGGGCGGCAGTCCACTACGCTGACGTCCCCTCTGGGCGTGCAGGAACTGGAGCCCCTGCGCCGGGCGAGTCTGTTGGGTCAGTAAATGCCAGACGTCAAAGCCCTCATCGACCGGCGCAACAAGCTCAAGGAGGCTCGTCGAACCTGGGAGCAGACGTGGCAGGAACTTGCCGAGGTGCTGACCCCCAGTCGTGCGGACTTCATCACGGAGAGCAGCACGGACGGCGAGCGCCGGACGGACAAAATCTTTGACTCGACCCCTCGCCAGGCATGCCGCTCCCTCGCCGCGGGGATTGACTCCTTCCTGATGCCGCGAAACGTGCAGTGGTTTCACGCCCGCCCGCGGTTTGCGGATCTGCTGAGTCTCGAGAATGTCCGTCTCTGGAGCGAGACGGTTGAACAGCGGATGTTCAACGCGTTCTATGCGCGGACGGCGCGTTTCGGACAGCGGACGGGCGAGGTGCTGAGGGACTTGGTAACTTTCGGTACGGGGGTGCTGTTCATCGGGGAGACGGCGGACGCGCAGGGGCTACTGTTTCGCTCTTTTCATCTGCGGGACACGTTGATCGCCGAGAATGAGGAAGGGGTCGTTGATACCATTTTCATCGACATGAAACTGACCGCGCGGCAAGCGATGCAACGCTATGGTGAAGACAGTCTCAGCCAGGAGGTTCGCGAGGCTGAGACCAAGCATCCTGATCGGACATTCAAGTTTCTGTGGGTCGTACAGCCCCGACGGGATGGCCAGGTGGGCAAGGCCGGACCACGCAACATGCCCTTCGCCTCTTTCGTCATAGAGGTGGAAGATAAACGGCTAGTGCGGGAGAGTGGGTACGAGGAATTCCCGTTTGCTGTCGTTCGGTGGGATACGTCCTCGGGTGAACTGTATGGGCGGGGACCGGGACACGTCGCCTTGCCGGATGCGAGTGTCCTTCAGGCCATGGGCAAGACGCTGTTGGTTGCCGGACAGCGGGCAGTCGATCCACCGATGTGGGCGATCAGCGACGGCATTCTGTCTGCGCCGCGAACCTATCCTGGTGGCATGACGTATTTTGACGGGGAGGCGGCGCGGAGATTTGGACGGCCTCCGCTGGGAGAGCTTTCCACGCAGGCCCAGATTCCTCTCGGGCGTGAGATGCAAAACGATACCCGGGAGCAAGTCTGGGGGGCATTTTTCCGCAATGTCCTTCAACTTCCCGTGAACGCGCCCCGGATGACGGCAACCGAGGTGATCGAGCGTAAGGAAGAAATGCTTCGTGCCGTCGGCCCGGTTTTTGGACAGTTGGAGACGGACTTCTTGGCGGCTACGGTCGAGCGGGCGTTTGGAATCATGTTGCGGGCAGGGGCCTTTCCGCCACCTCCATTGGAGTTACAGGGCAAGGATCTAGACTTCCGGTTCGAGAGCCCTATCCTCCGGGCCAAGAACCAGATTGAAATGGCGGGGTTGGCCCGAACGTTGGAGATGCTCCTGCCACTGGTCCAGGCACAGCCTGACATGATAGATAACTTCGAGGGTGATGCGATTGCGCGGGCGGCGCCCTATGCGGGCGGGTTCCCGACGGCGTGGCTGAAGTCTACCGACGTTCGCGACGCGGGGCGGCAGGCGCGAGCCGCCGCGGCTGAGGCACAGCAGGCAGCACAGCTTGCTCAGCAAGGGGCGCGGGCGTTGCGTGACGCCGCGCCCGTTCTCATGCCACAAGAGGAGGCACCCGTCGGATGAGGGCCGAGAAACCCGTCGAGGAAAAAAGCTACATCCGTGAGCGTGAGCGTGCCGCGGCGCTTAAGGTTGAGCGGTCCCTACGCCGGAAGCAGGGGCTGTTTGACCCGCTTGATGTCAGCGACTTGCCGACGCAGTCGTCTCGTGACTTCGATCCGAGGAAATGGTGATGGACGACGGCGACGTCGATGTTCAGGCCTTGATGATCCCGTTGTTGGCCGCGCGGGTCCATCAGAACGGCTATCTGCCCATGGATCGCTATCGCGATTTTCGCGCGGTGTTCTTCGGGGAGGCGACAGCCGATCAGAAAGAGCGGGTACTGTTCCAGATCTTCGCGGCAGCGGGTCTTCATCACTCGCTGCTAGGGCTGGATACGCATGACACGTATCGTCTGCTCGGAAGGCGGGAGGTCGGGATGGAGATTCTGGGGTTTCTGACGCGGGAGCCTGACACGGGGGTGTTCCGGCATACGACGATTAGGGAAGCGGACTGATGGCAAGAACTACGACCGAGACAGTACAAACGACCCCGCCGGCGGAGGCAACTACGCCGGCGGAGGCAACTACGCCGGACGAAACGGTCGAGACTGCGGAGACGATCACAGCGGTGGAGCCTAGCGCCCCGGTGGAAGACTGGCGTAGCGTTCTTCCGGCGGATCTGCGATCGGTAGCAGACAAATTCAATTCCCCAACTGACCTGACGAAATCCTATGCCGAGCTTCAGAAGAAACTAGGGACGTCCGTCTCTCCGCCCGGCAAAGACGCCTCGCCGGAAGAAGTATTGGCGTTCCGTCGTAAGGTGCTGGGCGCGCCGGCTGATCTTACGGGCTACAAGTTGGAGCTTCCCGACCTTGTTGAGGCATCGGTTCGCGCCGATCCGACGAGCGATCCGTACCTTAAGAAATTCTTGGAGGAGTCGCTTGCTGCGGGCAAGAGTCCGGACATGGTACAGAAGGATGTGGCTCTGTTCTATGAGACCATCCAGGCACAGCGTGCCGCGGCCGAGCAAGAAACCATCAAGAAAACGCAAAAGGCGGAGGAGGAACTGCATCGGAAGTGGGGGGCGGACTCCGAACGCAACCTGACACTCGCGAAGCGTGCCGTAAAGCAGTTTGATTCCGATGGAACGTTTTCGACGTTTCTCGAACAGGCGATCGTGGACGGAGTGGTTCTCGGGTCGCATCCGGCGTTTGTCGAGATGTTTGCCCGCCTTGGACGATCTCTGACTGAGGACGCGGTGCAATTGGCGCCGACGCAGGATGAGGCAGCCTCACTTCAAGATGCGATTACCGAGGCAACTCGCCGGCGGGACGAAGCCAAATCCCGCGGGGATATGGCAACGGCGAACCGCCTCGAATTGGAACGACAGGGGCTGTTTGGTAGGTTGATGGGAGGGGCCCGTCCTATCGTCGGGGTAGCCGGTCGCGTGACATAGGAAATATCTCCTGGACAAGTGCGGGGAGGTGGCGTATATCGTGCGTATGCGTTCGGCTGGCCCCGTTGGACAGTCGGGTAGGCCCGGAAGGACAACCCGCTCGATTATCGTGTTAGGGATAACCCGATAGGACGCTCAGTCTCCATATAGAGAGGGTGAGTGACGATGAGCACTTCCATTGACCAAGTCTTCGTAAAGATGTTCGAGACGGAGGTCCACGAAGCCTATCAGCGCGAGGGCTCGATGCTTCGTAATTTCGTCCGTCTGAAAACGGGTGTTGTCGGCGTTTCTACCCACTTCCCGAAGGTAGGACGTGGCGTTGCAACGACCAAGAGCCGCCACGGTCTCATTACGCCAGCTAACATCGACCACACGCGGGTCGAGGTTACGCTGACGGATTTGTACCACAGCGATTGGGTTGACAAGCTGGACGAAATGAAGATCAACTTCGACGAACGCGGTGTTTTGGTCCGTGCTGGTGCATGGGCTCTGGGTCGCGCTCTGGATGACCAGATCTTCGCAGCTTTGGATTCTACCTCCGAACCGATCAAGCCTCTAACGGTTACGACTTCGACGACTGTCCGCAATTCAATGCTCAACATCATTACCGCACTTCGCGAGAATGATGTCCGGCGAGACACCTTTGTCGTTCTTACCGAGAACGCCTGGGCGGCGGCTTTGACGGTTAAGGAGTTCGCGTCGGCCGATTACGTAACAGACCGGCCATTCGATACCGGCGCGACCATCAAAAACTGGAACAACGCGTTGTGGATGTCCCACAACGGGTGTCCCGGTGCTGGCACGGCGACCGCCAAGGGCTTTGCCTGGACGCGCAGTGCGGTTGGGGTCGCGGAAGGCCAGGGGGTGACGACTGATATCACCTGGCATGGTGACAGAGCCGCGCACTTCGTAGCTAATTCGATGTCTACTGGCGCGGGTCTCATCGATACGACGGGCGTGATCGAAATTTCCATCGATGACACGGCGGCGCTGCCGACGGCGTAAGGAGAGGCACAATGGCTTACACGGCTGGTAATCTCGAACTCGTATATGGCGGGCGGTTCCACCGCTACCACTACAACACCCTGGATACGTTGACTACCGTTGACGTACCGGGTTACTTTAACAACAAGGATGACAAGCTCAATCTGATCAAGGGTGACATCATCGAGGTCACGGTCTGGGCGACGGAAGTCGGTGGCGCGGGCACCATTGCTGACTATGGTTACATGCTGGTCATGTCGGTCGCCGCGGATGGTGCTGTTACGATTTCCGTCGATCTGTCGGCGATCACTGTGGTCGCGGCTGGTACGTAATCAGCCCCTTCCGGTGGGGGTCGGGGGTGGGGCTTTGGCTTCACCCCCTTCGTTTATGTGGTGGTGGTTTACGATACCT